TTTCAGGTTTGAAAAATCGGTTCGGTGAGTTCGATGAACAAGAACTGTTTTCTCATGCTTTGAAAGAACAAATTCCGAATTTAGAAGCAGCGTTCACGCACATGCGGTTCTCTGAAGTTGCTGAAAAAGCTCAGCGGCTAGAGGAAGAACAAGAACGTGTCCAATCTAAACGCGAAGCGTCAGTTGTTGAGGGGGGAGCAACTAAACAGGCGGGGAGCGTTGTGAGAGGTGGAGTTGGTGAAACTCCTACTTCTATAAGGGACGCTTTTCTTCAGGCTAAAGAACAACTTGGGTCATAACCCTATAACTCTCAGGAGGAGAAACTAAATGGCTGGTAACGCCAACTTTGATTCAATCCTCTCTACAACTTTGAACAACTATGTTCCAAAGCTAGAGGATAATGTCTTCACAGCACGCCCTCTGTTCTATGCTTTAACAAAAGACAAGAACATTCGTCGTGTAGATGGAGGCGCTAAAATTGTAGTGCCTATTATTTATGGCGCTAACGCTGCTGCTGGATCATACAGCGGCACCGATACCCTAAGCACAACTGCTTCAACTGGTATTACGTCTGCTGAATTTGACTGGGGTCAATACGCAGCAACTATTACCATTTCAGGTATCGAAGAAGCCAAAAACAACGGTGAAGCTGCGATTATTGACCTTCTCGAAGGCAAAATCATGCAAGCCGAAGAAACCATTATCGAGAACATGAACACCATGCTTCACGGTAACGGTACAGGCAACTCAGGTAAAGACTGGAATGGTCTTGGTAACTTGGTTGAAGCCGCTGATGACACCGTTGGTGGAATCAACAACGCTTCAGGTCAAGGTAACGACTGGTGGGAATCATACGAGGAGAACACTGATACTGCTCTTACTCTTGCCCACATGAGAACCGCTTACAACAGCGTTTCTGTTGGTAACGATCAACCTGATATTCAAATTACAACGCAAACTCTGTACGAGAAATACGAATCTCTACTTCAGCCACAGCTTCGGTACACCGATGCTGACACCGCTGATGCAGGTTTCCAAAACCTCGTTCACAAAGGTGCGCCTGTAACATTTGATGCTGCTTGCCCTGCCGAAGTCATGTATTTCCTTAACACGAAATACCTTCGTCTCGTAGGTCATTCAGATGTTTGGTTCAAACCAACTCCGTTTGTACGTCCAAACAGTCAAGATGCTGTGTACTCACAAATTCTTTGCTACGGACAATTAACAGTAAGCAACCGCGCTCGTCAAGGAAAATTGACAGCAAAGTCAGCTAGTTAACAAACTTAGGGTGGTGGAGGTTGGACCCCCCAACCCTCCATCCTTCACCGCCCCTTCACCTTTGGAGTTCAGATGTCTCGTACACATTTCGCAGTCGGATATAAGACTGGTCAACGCCCCGCTCATGAAGCGCCTGGTGCTCGACCTGTCGGTTCTTATAGGGACAACATGGGGGGCAATGTTCGCCCTGTAGTTTCTGACTGGGATGACTGGACTGGTGAAGAGGTAGGGCGCGTGGAGGAAACTCCGCGCTGTTCTTCCGTTAAAAAAGACGGCGGCGAATGTCAAGCTTTCGCAATAGTCGGTTCCACTCGGTGTGTCGCCCATCAGGAGGCAGCTAAGTGAGATTAGATGAAATGCGGAACTACGTTCGCAGCGTCGTCGATATTGATTCAACTGACATTTCAGATGACACGTTAAATAGGATGATTGGCGAAGGTTACGACCTCGTTGTGTATTCCAAAAAGCGTTGGCCTTTTTATGAGGTTGAAACTACTTTTTCTACAGTTGCAAGTACTAAAGATTATTCTTTGGCAACTGTTGGTGCTTCTATTTCTGTCACTCATGATGGTTCTTCTCATACTACTGGTATGAGGGAGATCGCTTCGGTTAGAACTGACGATCATGTGGTGCAATACATAGGTAGAGATGATGGGGATGTGGTCAATCCTTTGGATGTGACTACTACTGGGGAGCCTTTAGAGTGGGCTTTTTGGGGTGAAACTTTAAGGTTTTACCCAGTCCCTGACGCTGTTTATACCGTTACTGTTCGTGGGTTCCGTAACGCTGTGGCGTTTGGGGCTGGTTCTTCTGCTACCGCTACCCCTGATTTGCCAACTCCGTTTCATCAGACGTTGGCTACTTATGCTTTGGCGCGTGCTTATCAGCAGCAAGAAGATATTCAGATGGCGAATCACTATTTTGCTGTGTTCCAACAAGAAATAGATAATCTTTCCGCTCGTTATGATGACGCTCCTGCTCCACAACCTATTATTCTTAACGCTCGTTCTAACTCTCGTTGGAGAGCTGAGGTTTTGCCTGCCAGGTTGCGTTACTCTTGGGAGTAACTGATGGCTGATAAGCAGTATAAATTACTTCAGCAACAAGATTTTACTGGTGGCTTAAATTTTCGAGCGGACCAATTCAGTTTGGCTGCTAACGAATCTCCTGATTTGTTGAATATAGATGTGGACCCTAGAGGTGGCGTTAAGTTACGCAATGGGGTAGAGGCGCATAATTCTTCTGCTACTGCGAACACGATCACTAATGTTTGGGAGCATCACGAAACTGGTGGTACTTCTCAAATCATGGTTTCTCACGGCAACAAGGTTGCCTATTCTACTTCTGGTTCTTTTACTGATGTTATTGGTGGTGGCGGTCAGCCAGCAGCTAATTCTGTTACTACTCTTTCGCGGGGCGTGACTTTCAATAACATTAATTATTCACAGAATGGTACGGATCAGCCTTTGAAATGGGATGGTGGTACTGCTAGTCGTTTAACGCAATCTTTTAATGATTCTTTGACTCCTGCTGGCGGGAATATGCCTATCGCTACTCATGTAGCGGTTTGGGCTGAGCATGTTTGGGTCGCTGACACTACTGAATCTGGTGTAGGTTATCCGAGTCGTCTTCGTTGGTCGCATACGGATCAGGCTGAGGATTGGAACTCAGATCATTATGTTGATGTGAATGTGGGTGAGCATGGGGATCGCATAACTGCTTTGGTTCCGTTTGGGGATCGGTTACTGGTTTTTAAGCAAAACAGTGTTCACGCTATTTATGGTTTCGATACTGAGTCTTTTCAGTTGGTTACTTTAACTAACGATATTGGTGCGAGGATGAACACGAATCCTGTGGTTTCTCGTTTGGGTGTTTTCTTTTGGTTCGCTGAACAAGGCGTTTATGTATATAACGATAATGGTTTTGCTTGGGTGTTTGAAAAGATAGTTCCCGCTGTGAAAGATGGTTCGATTGGTTTAACTAATCCTCCTTCTTTGATGTGGGGAGAGAATCGTTTGTATGTTTCGGTTGATTGGGGATCAGACCGAAGAGTGTTTGTCTTTGACCCTACTTTAGCTAAGGGAGGGTCTTGGGTTGTTCACGATATAGATGTGAATGCTTTGTTTAGACATAGACCACCTAACGCTGCTCATGTCATGTTTGGTGTTAAAGGTGGGAGGTTGATAAAGCTTGAACAGAGCAGAACTTCTGATTCTTACGATGGTTCTGGAACTACCCATATTAGTTCTCATTATCGGACTTCCTGGTTTGATGCGAAGATGCCTACTGTTCGTAAAAGGTGGGGTCGCCCTAGAACTGTTGTTTTAGCTGACGCTTCTATCACGTTGCCGTTCAAGGTGTATTCCGATTATGACATGGCTGATGTTCATAGGTCTTTTGACGCTGTGATTGCAGGTCGTTCTTCTACTTCTATTTGGGGGGCTGGTGGAGGTGCGGCTACATGGCAAGACGCAGAAGGAACTCAGGGTAATGGTGTGTGGGCTTCACCTGCGGAGGATTCCGCTACTGATATACAAAAACATCCGACACTTGGGACAGCATCGTCTATATCGGTGAAGGTCGAAGGTCCAACTACGAACAATACTTGGGAGTTGAACGCTTTAACTCTCACATATATGGTCAGGAGACTTAGGTAATGACACTTTCAGTAACAACAGATTTTTCGGCTGGTACAGCCATTGTTGCTTCAGAAGTTAATCAAAACTTTACTGATGTCGAAAATTATGTTAATTCCAGTCCTGGTTTGCTGGCTAAAACTGGTGGAACGCTATCTGGAGCTTTAATAATTGGTGGCGATTTAACTGTTGATACAACTACGTTAAAGGTAGACGCTAGTAATGATGTGGTTGGTATAGGAACTGCTACTCCTTCTTCTTCTTACAAATTAGACATTAGTGGGAACACCAGAACGACTGGCACGACGACTCTTATTGGGGCTTTGACTGTCGGTGTTAATGACACTGGTCATGATGTCAAGTTTTTTGCTGCTGCTGATGGCGACTATTTTGAGTATTCTCAAACATTAGGCAATGTTGTTATTGAGACTCCTTCTACTGGGGCAAACGAGGTTCAGCATGACACAGCTAATACTGGGATTCTTCGTATTGGGGAAAGTGCTGGCGAGCATATAGCGATTGATGGCAATGAGATTATGGCAAAGTCTAATGGGACTACTGCTGGTACTTTGCATTTTCAGAATAATGGCGGGACAGTTAAGTTTGGTAATTCTAGCGATTTGACCCTTTTCCAAGTTAAAGGTCCAGCGACTTTCTCTGGTTCAGTGACTATAGATTCGGTTGGGATTGCTGCTGTTCAAACAGGTTCTGAATCGTTTGCTGATAACGATACTTCTCTTATGACTTCTGCTGCTGTGCAAGACAAAATTCTTTCGTATGGTTATGCAAAAGTAACTATTAGCACGAGTTCTCCTTCTTCTAGTGACGGGTCAAACGGCGACGTTTGGTTTAAGTACTAATGGGAAGTCAAGTTAAGGCTAGTGGGTCTTGGCGAGACATCTCCACCGTACAAGTCAAAGACGGTGGTTCTTGGCGCGATGTTAAAGAAATCTCTGTCAAAGACGGTGGCACTTGGCGTTCTGCTTGGGTTGCTGAAGTGACCGAAACGTTTGCGTTCAGTTCAGGGGCAACATATTATGATTCCGCAGGAACGAAACGCACAGATACTCGCGGAACTAAGTGCCTTATCTGGGGGGATTCGTCAACAACTGACGACATGAGGGGCTTGTGGGTTCCTGCCAATGGTTCTGATTCGGGAACTGCTATTCATACGGCGTTAAATGGTCGTACATTATCGTCATTCAAATTAACCCTTGATCTGTCTTGGTGTTATTACGGTAAATCTTTGGGTGATGGTACGGAGTCGAAAGTTTCTCTTTGGGGGCATACT